TGAGGTATCACGATATGCAGAACGAAATCAACAAGGTGAAGAATGACCAAGGGCAGCAGAGAATTGACCAAGGTAACAGAAGACTTGAACTTAGTGAGTTGAAATATACCAATGATGCCGAGTATAAGGATAATCAGTTGAAGATTAAGAAGATGCTTGCTGATGGTCAGATAAGCCATTGGGCTGCTCAGGATGCACTTGCTAGACTGCGAGAAGGACGAATTTCTAATAAGGCTCAGAAATCTTCTGGCGGTAATCAAACTACTGCTGGTTATTGGTATGAGTACTACGACCTGATGGACACTCCTGAGGGGCAGAAGAAGATTAATGAACTTAAAAGAAAGTTGAGAATCAAGAATGTTACTCAGACTAACGTGAGATATATTATGGATAGATTGAAAGGAAGAAGTAGTTCTGCTGGAGGTGGTAAACCGTCTGGTGGCGGCAAGCATACAACACATAAGGCTGGCGGTTCTTCGGCTGGTGGCAAGAAGAAGACTGGCGTAAAATGGTAACAGAATTGGTAACAAGAATTTGGTAACAAACATATATATATATCATGGCAGAAAGACCATTATACACTTTATACAAGAATCTGAAAGCACAGAACTATGATGTGCCTGATGATTACAATAAGTTTGAGAGTGCTCTGACAAGAGACGGAAAAGGTGGTGCGGATAACAGACATGCTATCTACGAGAACTTGAAGGCTCAGAACTTTGATGTTCCATCAACTTATGAGCGTTTTTACTCTGCACTCTTTGAACCACGTAGTAAGACTTCATCTAGAGCGAAGGGCGGTAGTGTTCCTATGAGTGCTGCTGACCGTGCTCGTTTCTTGGCTGGGGCACAATCTGTCCTGAATACTGCTAGACAAGTTAAGCGTGCATCTGGCAATATCCGTAAGACGGTTGAGCGAGCGAAGAAGTTTAATGCAAATGATGGTAAGGTGACTATCGGTTTCAAGAACCCTTTGCAGAATCAGAATGTACAGAAGAATGAGTTCAACTACAATTCGACAACTGGCAAGACTGGAACCTATACTACAACAGATGGTGTAGAGTTCGATAATGAGTATGATGCTTCCCATTATCAGAACCAGTTGGATAAGCAGGGGCAGCAGTATATAAATGCTGTAAACGCTGGCGAGATTCCATCTGCCTTTGATGTTCGTGACAAGAAAGGTAACTATGACTTGCAGGAGAACATCGGCAAGAATGGAACCTACCTTACTGAGGAGGGTGCTCAAAAGCAGTTTGACAAGAAGCTGGCTGATGCCTATGTCCGAAAGAAGGAGATTGAGGCTCTTATCGCTGAGGATAATCGTCAACACGGAAATCCTTTGCTCTCTTATGGTGCTAGTATCGGTGCAAGTAACGGAAGAACTGCTGAGCAGAGTGACTATAGAAATAAGTTGGCAACCTCTCTTGCTCTGGTTACTGAGCAGATTGGTGCGCTTGAAGCGGTGAAACAATATCCTACAAGTAGCTGGGGTGAGGATGCCTTGAAGGCTCTTGACAATACTGCATTTAATGCAAAAACATGGGATTTCGGTCTGGCTGACTTCGCTATCATGGGGCAGATGGAACGTATCAAGACAAAGATGGATAACAATATTCCTCTCTCTGGTTCTGATAAGATGCTCCTGAAGAGTAAACTTGGTGCGGATGCTGCTACGGCTCTCGAAGATGAGAAGATGGGTAACGTCTATCGTTGGACGAAAATTGCAGGGCAGAGTCTCCCATTTATGGCTGACTTCTTCCTGACTGGCGGTTATGGTGGTATTACTAAGGGCATCAGCCGTGGAGCCTTGAAATTTGCTGCTAAACGTGGCATGGGCAAGGTGGGTGCTGCCATCTTGAAGAATACTGGTATCGTGGCTGGCGATGTAATCGGCTCGTATGCGATGGCTGGAACTGAGCAAGCGTTGAAGACTGGTGCTGACATCATGCAGCGACATCTTGGTAATCTGTATCAGGATGAGAAGGGTGATTATAAGTTTGGCACTTTCGATGAGAATGGAAATCTTCTGCATGAGGGTGGTGAGTCTATTGGTACTGCTCTCTATAAGGGTATGACCTCTGCTATGGTAGAGAACTATACTGAAAAACTCTTCGGTCACAACTATGGTATCAAGAAGGGTGCTGTCAACTTCATGGAGAAACATGGTATGAATGCTTCTGCTGAGTTCTTCAAGAATATCGGCAAGAGCGGATGGTATACCAATTCCAAGAAGTGGATGGAGAAGTTCGGTATCAATGGTTTCGCTGAGGAAGTGATGGAGGAGGAGATTGGTATTCCTCTTCATGCCCTGCTGGATGGTGAAGGTAAGGTGAGCGACCTTCTTGATGCTAAGCAGCAACTCGACATTATCGGTGGTATGGCTATCTCTGTTGGCTCTATGTATGCGATGGGTGCTGGCTCCCGACCAGTAAAAGGTATCTACAATCGTGCTCAGTACTACCGATTCCGCAACAAGGTGAACGTGGCTGATAGTGATGCACAGAACCTGATGGGCGATAACTGGGCAGACATCAAGGATAAGATAGACAACGCAACCAATGAGCAGATGGGTGGCGTGCTGGCTGATATTCTTCGTCAGAGAGATACCATGACCAAGGAGCAGATTAATGCTGCTGTTAACTATGGTGTCAACCTGATGAAGATGCGTGGCTACAATATTGCCAAGACTGCTGAAATGAATGCCAAGGAGATTACTAATGAACCGACAACACCTGAGGAGCAGCATCAGGCAGATATTGATAATGCTTACTCTGAGGGGCATGATGCTGATGATGCAGACAAGCATGATATACAGATTCAGCAGGAAGACCAGATGAAGACTCTTGCAGCAGCATTGGGTATCTCTGAACAGCAACTATCTGCCATGAGTGACGAGGAACTGGAATCCCTGACTGGGCAGGATGATAAACTTGACCAAGCTATCTATGACTACCAGTTGTCTTCTGCCCGATACCAAGGTGTGGTTGATGATGCACAAGATAAGGTTGACCTCGCAGCACATCAGGCAGAGCAGAGAGTTGATATGTATACAGACCAGAGTCGTGGTTCTGTCCGTAACGCTACTATCAAAGCATCAGGTGGCTTGGAAGACTATGGTGTTTATATTATCAGTGGTAATATTGCTACTCATGATGATGGCTCCATTGATGTAAGCAATAGCGATGGTATGATTCTATACTATGACCCGACAACGAATAGTGTAGAACATGCAGATGCGTTGATGTTTGCTGAACTGGGTGAAGAACTTCCTGCTGATGATGTGAAGGCTCAGGCGGTAGCTGATGCTAAAGAGAATGCTATCAAGGAAGTGGCTGGTATCATTGATGGAACCGTTGAAGTTGGTTCCCAGTTCAATGTGACTGATACTGATGGTACAGAACATACCTATGAGGTGTTGGCTGACTATGGTGATGGTACTGCTGCTATCTCTATAGATGGTAACGTGGTGGAGAATCCTTATTCGCTTGCAGACTTGCAGCAGATGAAAGACTTGGAAGACCAGAAGAGACTGGAAGCTGCCAAGGCTGAGCGTGAGCAGATGGAGAAAGAACGTGCTGCACAGCAGACTCAGGAGACTGAGCAGACTCAACCTTCATTTGATTTCAATCAGATTCTCAATGATAATGGTAACGTGGTGCTCGTTGATGTGCTCGACAAGGATGGTAATACCAAATACCCTGACTCTAGATTATTCCTTATCCGTGATGCTGGTGCTAAAGCTAAGGTAGTTGAGTTGAAGAGTGATGGTACTATTGTTCCTCATGCTGTGAACAAAGAAGATGTGGCTACAATCTCTTCTATGTCGCTCGATGAATATAAACAAGCTATGCCTGAATCCTCAATGATAGAGGATAATAGTGGAGAGAATAGAGGTGAGATAGAGGTGGAAGCTCCGACAATAGAGGGCGAGACTGCTGCTCCTACTGAGGAGACTGCTGCTCCTGAATCTGCTGAGACTCCTGAAACTGAACAGACTCCTGCTGCTCCTGCCATTACCCTTGAAGATGGAACCATCGTGCCTATGCTGGAGGATGGCAATCCTGACTTCTCGAAGCTGACTGCCGCACAGACTGCTGAGCTATATGATAATCAGTTTGGTGAGGATGCAGATAGTATCGTATCTGGATATGTGTCTGATGCAAAGAAGGCACTCGACAAGGCTAGCAACATGACCGTGAGGGGTAAGACTTTCGTGGAGCAGAAGGCGGCTAAGGATGCCAAGGAGAAGGCTATTGCTGATGCTCAGGCGGCTTATGACTCTGCTATCGCTATCCGTGATGCTTATAATGAGCGACAACTTGCCAAGGTGGAAGATACTGCTGAGGGTAGAAAGGAACTCATTGAGAAGGCAAGAAGAAAGTTCGCTCGCTTGAAGAGTGCGGTGAAGGATGATGTTGAGGCTGTATCACAACTCTACCGAGATACCATCGGCTCTCTCCTTCATCGTCTGTATGATGGTACTGGCATTGACGTGACTGATACAACTCCGCTTACTGCTGAGGAGTATGTGGCTAGCAACCTCGGTGCTCACTCTCTCAACTATGAGGGTACAGAGACAAGCAAGGGTGTTAAGCAGGAGACTGGATTGAGCAGAGAAGACTTTGCCAAGACTCAGTTGCTCGCTGCTGATGGCAAGGGAACTACGATTGATGCGCTCGTTCATAGTCTATGGGAGAATCTTCCATCTAACCTTGAATCACTCGATACTCAGGATATTCGCAACGCACTTATCGGTGTGCTCAATAGCGGTTTCAAGGCATCGGAAGCTAGAAATTTTGTTGAAAATATTCGCATTGCTCAGGCAGAGAACATACTTGAAGAGCAGAAACGTGCTCAGGAGAATGCAGCCTATGCTGAGCAGCACAAGGCTGAGCCAGAGGCCGAGTTGAAGGCGAAGTCGGATGAAAAGGCTGAGTTGAAGGCGAAGTCAGAGGCGAAGTTGGATAATGAATCGGATAATGAATCTAATGATTTGTCTAATGAAACGGATAATGAGCAGAAAAATGACAATATAAATGATAATATAAATGTTCCTGAGGATGCTACAGATGAAGCTCCTTTAGGCGCAGAGCGTGATGAATCTGACCTTCCTTTCTCTGCCAAGGAGAATGGCAAGCAGAAGACAACTGCCGAGCGTGCTGCTGACGTAGAGAAGAATAAGGTGGATGATATGAAGGTCGTTGACAATATCGTGGGCGAGAAGACTCGCAAGACCTTAGAGAAGTTAGCAAAGATGATGGGTGCTAATGTTCAATGGCAGTATTCAGATAAGAATGCAAACGGATGGTTTGATGATAAGACCAATACAATATATCTAACATTGGATTCTTCCATTACAGAATGTGTTCAGTTTATTTTCGGTCACGAAATGACTCACGAAATGAGAACAAAGAATCCTGCTGCTTATGATGAGTTAAAGACCCTTGTAAAGGATATGATGGGAGAGGATGCTTTCAATAAGGAAACAGACAGAATAACCTCTTTGTACAATGAAAACAACGTATTCTACAATGGTGGTAGAACTGCCTATGAGGAAGAGGTTGTCGCTGACCAGTTGGGTAGTTGGATAAGAGACGCAAACTATGCTCATACTCTCTTGCTCAAAATGTCTCATCCTTTGCTTGCAAGATTGCATGAGATTGTCAATAGATTCTTGATGGCTCTTCATGGAACGGAGTTTTCTGATGATATGAATCTGATTCTTCGCTCCATCGAACAAGCCTACGTGAAGACTGCCAATGGTCAGGTGACAAACTCTGAGACTGGCGAAGATGTTTCATTCTCTCTCCGTCAGAAGCCTGAGCCTAAGAAGAAGGGTATCGGCTACAAGGTATTTGTGCTAAAGGATGGCAAACTCTATCCACCAATGGTAGCGAACCCTGATGGTGCTGCTACTCCGGTTGGTGTATGGCTTGATGCTGATGCGGCTCCTATTGCAGGAGAAAGCAAGACTGGCAGACCTCAGGTTAAGCAGGGCGGCAAGGGAACACAAGGCGGTAGCGGTAAGCTAGCCTATAGACCAGGCTGGCATCTTGGTATAGTGCCTTACGCTATTCAGTTCAACCGCAAGGATGCTGAGGGCAACAAGACTCTCTTCCCTAAGAATTTCGTTTTCGCTGAGGTGGAGTATGCTGCTGATGTTGATTATCAGGAGGAAGCTCGCCAAGAGGGTATCAATCCATCGGGCAAGTATCAGCATTCATTGGCTGGCTTGAAACATCTGCCTACTGATGGCTATTATATGTATCGTACCAACCCGAACCCTGAGACTGACCCTTGGGTGATTACTGGTGCGATGAAGGTGAACCGTATCTTGACCAGAGCAGAGCAAGCGGAACTTGTGAAGAATGCTGGTCGTGAACCTCAGCAGATTCAGGAGGGCGATATTGTTACTGATGATGTCGTGAACAGCATCAATCAGGAGATAGCTGATGCTCCTAAGTTCTCGTTGAAGGATAATCAGGAGAATCCTCTGAATCAGGATGGTACTTTGAAACTGGATAAGATTAAGTCCGTTGATGAATTGACGGATGAAGACTTCACTAGTGCCTTTCGTAATGTAGAGCTTCCTGCTATACCAAAGAATGTGGATGCTGCTATAGGGGCAAACGGAAAGCCTATTGTTATCAAGAAGAATATTTTTGAGAAGAATTGGAATGCTCACAAGTTTACTCCTGCTGAAAGCAAAAAGGTATTGAATGATGCTTTATACAATACTGATTTAGTAGGGCACACACAGCCAACAAAGAAGCCTAACCATTGGGTTGCAATCAAGTTGGATGATAAAAGTCCTATCACCGTGTTGGAAGTAAACGACAACAAGAATAATGTTGAAGTTGTTGGTTGGTATACACTTGATGAAAGAAATCTTGGGAGAATAAAAAGACAAGCTGAACGAAATGGCGGCGAACTCATTATGTTAACTCCTAAAGATGATAAGGTGGAAAGCCTTTCCACTCCTCCGCTCAGCTCTGCTGCAAATATAATCAATTCTTTTGAAACTACCAAGGAAAATGGCGAAAAAGTTGATGTTGAGGGCACAAAATTCTCATTGAAAGATGAAGAATACCTGAAAGCGGTGGAAGATGGCAATATGGAAAAGGCTCAGAAGATGGTGAATGAAGCTGCTGATGCTGCTGGCTATTCTACAGATTCCAGCTATCAAGGTACATCTGCCTTCAATGGTGCTGCACCTTGGGGTAATGGTTACTTCTTGACAAAGGACGAACGCAAGGAGGCATGGGATAATGGCGAGTTTGAAGGTGAATCAACTCTTGGTGATTATATCAATGATGATATTGATGGCGGCAACTTGGAGGAGTTGACTAATGCCGCATCTTATCGTGCAGCTGACCCTATGCGTAAGGAGGCTATTGATAACGTTCGTAATGCTATTCAGAAGAAAGCTAAGACTATTACAATGTATCGTAGTGTTCCTTCTGATGTGAAGGAAGGTTCTTTCCGAAATGGTGACTGGGTTACTCCAAGTCGTGCTTATGCTGTTGATAATGCAAAATTGCATGGATGGGGTGACGATTACAACATCATCGAACAAAAAGTTCCTGTTGATGATGTGTGGTTTGATGGCAACGATATTGCAGAATGGGGCTATGGTCGTGAGGAAGATTATATCAATGATACAGACTTCGCCTATAAGAACAGCAAGAACAACAAAAAGTTGCTTGATGCCGTTACCTATGATGATAATGGTAATGTGATTCCTTTGTCTCAGAGATTCAATGAGAAGAATAAGGATGTGCGTTTCTCTTTGAAGGATGAAAAAACTCTTGCAGGAGTGCATAACATTACTGAGGAGAAACTGAGAAAGGCTTTGAAGCTGGGTGGCTTTGCCAATCCTTCTTTAGCTGTAATTGATACCAACAAGACTGGTCACGACAACTTTGGAGAGATTTCCTTCATCGCTCCTTCTGCCCTTTTGGATAAGCGTACTGGCAATACTGGTGGTACATGGATAACTGATGCCTATACTCAGCGTTATCCTTCCGTAGAGCGAGAAATGAGCGAAAAGGGGTATCGGAAGTTTGAAGACTGGGTTGATAGCCTTGATTACCCAAGTGGAGCTAAGGCTGAGATTGAGAGACAGGCAAAGGATGCCCTAAGTGACAATAATGCTCCTGCTTGGGAGTTGATGTACTTGAAGGAAAAGGGTATTGATATTAAGGAGTATGATTCAAGAATTGATTATCGCTGGAAAGAGATTATCAGTGACCATCCTACTGCCGAGGATATTTTGAATAGTATGAAGACTGACCCTGAACTGAATGAAAAGGTTACAAGTCTGGCTAAGCATGCCATCATCCATCCTACTTGGGAAAAGGTTTCTTTGGAGGTGAGAAGAAAGATGTATAAGGAGACTGGCGTTAAGGCTAGCCCTATCAATCCACAAGTAAGAAAACAGACTAAGGAAATCTTTGAGCGTGACTATGCGCCAACCTTGCTTAACAAGGACGGCAGTCCAAGAAAAAAAGATGTGAAGAAGGTTGTTGAGGATATTGTGAAGGAACATAACGATACCAAGAAGTATGACTTCTATCTGTCTAAGGTGAAGGCTAGTAATTACGTCAACAAGAATGGTCTTTATGATGATTACATCAGATGGCAGGAGAACAAACTGGATGAGTTCGGAACGAAGAACCGTATCTTCCGTGGCTATACTAGGGATGGTTCCCGAAAGTATGTGCCTGAGACTCTTGAAAATGTTTCAAAGGCTATGAGGGAAGAAGCAGATGGGCAGACCAATGGAAGCGAATATACCTCGTTTGGTAGCTTTATCGCAAAGTTGGCTAGTCGTGTTGATTCTACAGACGAAATGCGTGCCAACAAGGATAAGTTGTCTTCTAATAAGGATAAGGAAGAATTTTACGAGAAATGGAGTGATGTTTATTATGACCTTGCCAAGTTCTTGTATAATGATGTGTTCTATGGTGAGCAGAGACTTCACGATATTGTATTGCAGTCTGACCCTAAGAAGTATGCCAAGAAAGAATATGGCATTACCCTTACTCCTACCTTCATGAAGAAACTGGATGCCTTGAAGAATGCAGTACAGACAGAGTTGAAGAGTGCGTACTTTGAGACTAAGTACAACAGACCTCTCCGTCTAAACGAGTTTGCTGCTGCTGTGGTTCCTGATAACTTGGGCAAAGATGTACGCAAGGGTATAGAGAATGCTGGCTTACCAATGTATGACTACGACCCGAATAAGGAAGGTGACCGCAGTCGTGCTTTCAATGAAGCTATCAATAGTAGCGACAATATCCGGTTCTCTCTCGCTGGCGAGCGTGGTGCGGCTGCTGCTGACAAGGCAGAGGAGCGTACTTTCCGTATGGATAATCTCTCCGTGGCAAAGGATATGGAGAAGAACAAAAAGAAGGCTAAGGCTATCAAGGCAGCTACTGGCTGGGAGCGTGGTGCTGATGGCAAGTGGAGATACGAAATGCCTGATGTTGTTCTCCGTGACCCGAAGGAATGGGTGAATAATAAGACTCTGACTCTCTCTGATATTGTAGAGAAACCAAACGATTTGTTCAAGGAATACCCTGAGTTGTTTGATGCTTATCCAAAATTGAAAGATGTGAAGATTCAGAAGGGAAGAGCAAAGATGGGTGGTTCTTATTATGATAATACCATTACTTTGAATCTTGGAGGTATTCGTGAGGCAATAAAATATGACTTGGATATACATTATAAAATAGCAACTCGTCTTCTGAAAAGAACATTGGTTCACGAAGTTCAACACTATATCCAGCATGAAGAGGGGTTTGCTAAGGGTGGAAGCGAACAATTTGTGAGAGATGCAATTAAGGATGAATTTGAGAAAGTGATTAAACAGATAAGGGGGTTGAGGGCAGAAGGAAAGGAAGACGAAGCCAAGGCTCTTGCAGAGCGAAATAAAGCTCTTTATAATGCTTACGCAAACGAAAAGGATTCCTACAAAAACTACAAGTCTCTGTCTGGTGAGGTAGAAGCTCGAAACGTATCTGCCCGATTGAACATGACTCCTGAGGAGAGAAGAAAAACTCTCGCTGAATCTACTGAGGACGTGGCTCGCAAAGACCAGATTTTCTTGGGTGTGGGTGATGTGTCCTTCTCCCTCCGTGATATGGCTGACGGAAAGGAGAGTGGGGCGGCTGATATGGCTGAGGATTTGAAGAGTCTGAACACTCCTGATGAGGTGGATGATGCTATCAAGACTGCTATTGAGGATATGCCGAGCGGCTGGAAGATGGCTAACAAGAAGATGATTCATATTGCTCAGGCTCTGGGCGAGAATCGCAAGGCAGAGATTGCTGGCGAGGAACCTAAATTCTCCCTGAAGGATGGCACTCTCATTAAGGCTGGAACATACTTTAGCGGTGGCGGTCTTGTTGAGGAAGGCTTGAAGGGTATCATCGACCCAGTGGTGGCAGTGGAGTATGATGAGAAGATAAGCGGCGTATATCGCAACAACTTCGGGCAACACATTGTTACTGCTGATGTTCGTGATGTAGACCCTAAGGAGTTGGTGAAGCAGATAGATGGCGAGGTGGAGTACTTCCATGCCAGCCCAGTCTGCAAGAACTACTCTCAGGCGAAGAGTAACCACGCTGAGGTGGAACTTGACAAGGAGACTGCTGCTAGTACTGCCGAGTTTATCAATGCTGTGAAACCAAAGGTGGTAACCATTGAGAATGTGAAGGGGTATAAGGATTCGGAAGCGATGAAGATTATCACGGATGCTCTGGATGCCAACGGCTACACTTGGGATGCAGATGTGTATAACGCTGCTGACTATGGCGGCTACACCAACCGAGAGAGATTGATTGTCCGTGCGATTCGTGATGGCAAACTCCCTGAAAAGCCAAAGAAGATGGCACACAAGAGTGGATGGTATGAAGCTGTGGCTGATATTATCCCGACCCTGACCGAGAAGAAGAATGGTGTGGCTAACTGGATGGACGTTCGCTTGAAGGCTGATGGCATTGACTGGAGAAACATTGACAAGCCATTGTATGTGATGGGAAGTGCCTATGCTGACGGAAAGGTTCCTCATGCCTTTGCTGATGAACTCCTGCCAACACTCCGAACCAAGAGCGGTGATGTGATTGTGATGCCTGATGGCAAGGTATATCGTGCCATGGGTAGAGTGCTCGCAAGAGTATCAGGAGTGAGCGATGATTACAAGATGCCATTCTCCGAGAATCTGAGCCATACCATCATCGGCAACGGAATCCCTACCCAGTTGACGGAACATGTTATTGCTCCTCTGCTTACTGGCTCTGACCCTAAGTTTAGCATCCGTACCTATCATGGTACTGGTGCTAGCTTTGACAAGTTCGATTTATCTCATGCCTTGGAAGGCGAGGGAAGTGAGAGCTTCGGTCATGGTGTGTATGTTACCAACTCTAGAAAGATTGGACGTGAGTATGCCCAGAGAGCCAAGCAGAGAAAGATGGCTGACCTCTATAAGAATATGCGCTACCCTGATGGGGTGAAGGGCGATATTTTCAAGAGAAGAGTCTTTGGGGAAATGGTGAATGACGTGGCAACTGGCGGTAGTGTGGCAAGTGCCAAGGATTTTGCCAAGAAACGTGTCGGTGCTGATGCCAACGATATTCAGCGTACCCTTGAAAACTTGAAGGATAGAGAGAAGGGAACTGAGTATGAGCAGAACTTGAAGGATAGACTTGCAGAGTATAAGGAAGGTTTGAAGTGGATTGATTCTCTTGATGAAGATTATCTTACCCAAGGGAACGCTAACAGATACGATGTGGATATTCCTGATGATAATGGAGATTATCTTGACTGGGAGAATAAATTGAAAAAATCTCATTTGAACAAGGTAAATAAGGAGTTGGTTAGAATTGGCAAGGAACCTATTGAGACCATTTATCCAAGTCGTGTTGATGGTAAGGTAAGAGGTCAAGACCTATACGATGAACTTTCCTCTATGCTTGGTTCTAAAGAAGCAGCTAGTAAGTTGTTAAGTGATGCTGGCTTTGTTGGTATTAAATACCCTGCTGGAACCATCTTTGGAGGTGCAAAGAAAGATGATTACAACTACGTGATATTCGATGAGAACAATGCCAATATCGTGGGGAATACCCGATTCTCCTTGCGCTATGACAAGTTTGAGCATGACCTGAACCAGTGGAAAAAGGATAATAATCTGCCTAAGGATGCCCAGCGACCAACCATACCACAACGTAACGCTGGTGAGAGTGCCGTTGACTTCCTGAGGAGAGTGGACGAGTACCGCAAACAGATGGCTCTGTGGAAGACTGCTCCAACCTACGAGCAGCATCTTCTGAGTGATGATACTGCCCTTGGAGAGTTCAACCGAGAGTTGCAGCGTGGTTCTGTGCTTAAACGTATCGCCTTCCAAGATAGTATGCTAGCTATCCGCAAGGCTCAGGAAGCTATCATGAAGGAAGTGGGTGTTGACCGTCTGAACATGGCTGAGGATGCCTATACTGCCGAGAACCGCAGTCATGGCAAGGGAAAGAACGAGTTTGAGGAGTACAACAATGAGTTCTTGCAGCCATTAAGAAAGGCTTATCATCAGATGAAGAAGATACTGGGTGATAGTTATGATAATGTCCGTATCTACATGATGGCTAAGCATGGCTTGGAGCGTGATGCTCAGATGGCTTTCAAGAAGTCACTGGATGCTGACTTTGAGGACGTGGCTCAGAGAAGTGCAGCATATAAGGCTTACAAAGGCGATATGAACCGTATCATCAATGATAGCGACTTGGAGTTTGGTAGAGTAGACTTCACTACTTGGAGACAGAGAGACAATGCACTCAGGGCGAAATATTCTCCATCTTATATGAACTATCGCTACGACAAGAATGGTATTGCCTACGATTACTCAGGTTTGTCTGCTCTCTTTGACGGCTCAGACTTTGAGGAAGCTGCCTACAAACTGGTAAAGGATATTGAGGATAAGTATGTAACCGAGACTCACAACCTCTGGGATGCAACGAATGCGGCTACCAAGAAGATTCTCCGTGATGGCTATAAGGCTGGCATGATGAGCAAAGATACTTATCAGTATGTGCGTGATATGTATAGCCATTATATTCCTCTCCGTGGCTGGGATGGCACTACTGCCGACCAAGTATGGGACTATATTGGTGGTGGAAAGGGTGCGTTCAATCAGACCTTGAAGAAGGCACACGGACGAACCTCTATCGCTGATGACCCTATCGCCTACATCGAGAATATGGCAGAGAGTGGAATCCTGCTGAACAACAAGAACTGGGTGAAACAACACCTGATGCTCTTGGCTCAGAATCATCCAACTTCCCTGCTGACCCTGAGCAAGGCTTGGTATGTGAAGAGTACGGATGCCAACGGCAACGAGGAGTGGATTCCTGCTACACCTCAGATTAGTTCTCAGATGAATAGTAATCAGGTGAAGGCTGCCATTGATGCTTTCGAGAAGAAGATGGAGCAGATGGCTCAGGCTGGTGATGCTACTCAGAAGAGAGACGGATTGAACATAGCCTATCCTCAGACTCACAGCGAGGAGAGAGAACATGAGGTGCGAGTGATGAAGGATGGCGATGAATATGTTATCTACGTGAATGGTGACCCTCAGTTGGCTCAGGCGATGAACAATACCAGAGCACACCGAGTAAGAGAGATTCAGAGCGGCAAACTTGATAGGGCTGCTGCTTGGTTGGGCAGAAAGATGGCTGCTGCCTATACCAGTCTTTCACCTCTCTTCATCCCTTCCAACTACTTCCGAGACCTGACTATGACGCTGGCATCTACCGCTATTCGTGAGGATGGAAGATACAACTATCTGCTCAGAAAGAATCTGGCTACCTCTTGGAATCTCGGATTCATGCTGAGAGACTATCAGAACGGCAAGTTGAGAGATAAGGTAAACAACGGAAACGCTACTCCAAAGGAACAGATGTTCTATGACTTCATGATGAATGGTGGCGAGACTGGCTTTGTCTCTTCGCTTGATGTGGAAGACTTGAAGAAGAAATTCAAGAATGACTTGAAGGATTTGGATAGATGGAAGACGAACCCAGTAAAGGTAGGGCACACCATCATGGATGGCATTGAGTTCCTGAACAGAGCAATCGAGGATAGTAACCGATTTGCGGTTTACATGACATCTATTCAGTATGGACGTTCTATTGATGAGGCTGTGAATGATGCCAAGGACGTGACCCTGAACTTCAACCGCAAGGGTACTGGCGAATATGGCTGGCAGATGATTAGAAACCTCTATCTCTTCATCAACCCAGCAGTACAGAGTTTGCAGACATTGGGTGCTCTTGCTAAGCATCATCCATTCAAGTTCACGGCTGTTACTGCATCATGGTTGGCGAGTGGAGTGCTGGTTCCTATAGTTAACGCTGCCCTGATGAGTATGTTGGGTGGTGACGATGATAAGGATAAGTACTGGCAGTTCACCAAGTGGGATAGACGAAACAACCTGATTATGTGGGTTCCTTACACACATGAGTACGTAAAGATTCCGCTTGCTCAGGAGTTCCGTGCCTTCTACGGAATAGGAGATATGATTGCATCCAAGATGATGGGTGGCGAGTTGGCTGAGGAGAGTTGGAGCCAGTATGCAGAAGACTTGCTTGGTCAGGTAGTGGATATGCTTCCGCTTGACCCTACTGGATATGATGGCAATATTGCGGTCAGTCTGATGCCGAATGCTATTCGCCCAGTTTTTGAGTTGGCTTTCAATGTTGACTTTACTGGCAAGCCATTATTCAAGGAGACAGAGTATAACAAGTATGACCCTAACTTTACCAAGGCATACGTGGGCACTCCTGATTGGCTGGTACGTGCATCCAAGATGGTTAACTCAATCGGAAACGACTATCCAGATGTGCAGCAGAACAGCATTGATGCTTTCGGTGACCCAAGATACAATCTGAATAACCCTGCTGTGGTTGACCATGTATTGTCTTCTTATCTCGGTGGTGCTTACACCATGGGCAGTCAGGTGCTCGGTTTGCTTACCAAGTCGCTCAATGACCCGAAGGAAATTAAGGTGGCTGATATTCCATTATTTAGTAAGTTCGTCAGCAATCCTGATGATAGACCGGTTACTAAGAAACAAGGTGATGAGTTCTGGAATATGAAGGAGAACCACGACCGTGCAGCCAATACCCTGAGCAAGTTGAAGAAACAAGCTAATGTGGATGGCGATTACTCAATGCTGGAGCGGTTCTACGGCTCAGAGGAGTATAAGAAGTACAAGCAGGATGATGTGAAGGTGAAGAAGTATGAGGAAGACAAGAAGAAGGAACGTGCTGAGGATAGTGGGGAGGAGTATAGACCTCACAAGTTGAATGCCGAGGATATATACAAGGCTCATGCTACTCCGAAGGATGATTTCGAGGACTTGAAGCTGAAACAACTCTACACCAAACTGAACGGATTCAAGACTTCCTATGACCTCTTGGTTGATACGGCTCCTAGTCAGAGCGATGGCTACTACAACAACAACAAGGCTGCCATTGATGCCATTGACGAGATTTCCCTTGACAAGCAGGAGATTTCCGAGTTGAAGAAAGGTTTCTTGGATGATGGCAAGGATGCCTACAACGCTGAGGACATGAAGCAGATTCGTGACCTGAGAAAGAAGATTCTTTCCGTGCTGGAGAAGGCTAACAAGGTAGTTGTGGCTAACCAGAAGGCAAAGGCTAAGAAGTAATACATATATGACTATCCCCTGAAAGTGCTATGCTTTCGGGGGATAATTGCTTTCAATCTGAAACTTTTTACCCCTTTTTCTTGTGTGAATCTATCAATCTGTAAGTATTTATAAAGTTTAGCTTTTAAAGTTGTGTATAAATGTAGCTATTTCCTAATTTATTATTATATTTGCCACCTCTAAGATTTTTTATTAAATAAGTAAAAGAACCTCAATCATATAAACTTTTAGAAAACAATGGCTTATGAGAAAAGAAGAAGACGAAGACCAACGGGTCAGGAATTTGTTTAGAGAGATAACTAAGTTACTCCCTGAACGCAGCAAGATTAAGACGGACTTGCTTTATTTCAAGTATGCGCCTATATTGGTCATGCTTTTCAGATGGTATAGTGTATCTCAGTTCTACGACAGCAAGATGGAGATAACGCTGTGGTATGAAGAGAACGAGGAACCTATCTGGTTCTTCTACTTCATCACTTACATTCTTTACCCGATTTCTCTTTGGAAAGGTCAGGTACTGCACAGATTGTGCGTGGAGTGGAGAATACCGCTCTTATATGCAGCAGGAGTCAACGTAATACACATCATGTTCGGCTCTATCGTTATCACAAACAATATGTACTATTGTGATATGTTCCTGATTACAATCATTTTAATTTTATATGCTTATGTCGCAATTAGTAAATTACAGCATCATCGAAGCTGGACTTCGTGCTCTCGCAGATAAGGCACATGAATCAGCAGTTGCCCAAGCAGAGGGCAAGCCTATCCCTTGCGGTCTGTCTGAAGGAGATATGGAACTTGTGGCACTTCTTACTGCCATGATGAATGATACACAAGCCAACAAGGGATGGTGCGCTCACGAAATGGGCAAGTCTATCTCATCCTTCGAGAAGTATGTTCACGATGGCAAGATACCCGAAGGCATCCATGACCAGTTCGGGCATGAAAAGAAGTGGAATAAGTCGCTCATCCGATACTTTGCCAACAAGAAGGCTTTCTTCCGCAAGCTATCACGAAAGTATGGAATAAACCTCTAGAAGTAGCTACACATTTTATATATATAGGAGAGACCCAATCACCCCTCCTGTATATTTATGACCTTTTACGTAATCATAAATCTTTGCTCATCAAGCACTTATATAATATTTTGCGAGTTTATCTATATCTATCCATATTATTCGTAACTTTGTGCTCGTAACGTTACGTAGTATTAATCAATTAATGTTTAACAAAAGATTCAGGATAATATGGAAAGTAAAACGTATGTATTCGGAAACGAAGGCTCAACATCTAATAATGGGATGCTCGGTCTTCTTGCGCCTCTGCTCCAGAAGCAGGGTGTTGACCCAAATGTCCTTCTTGCCATGAAGGGAAACAATGGTTTCGGTGGCGAAGGTGGATGGTTCATGTGGGTAATCTTCCTTTTCTTCCTCATGGGCTGGGGAGGTAACGGCTGGGGAGGTTTCGGCAATAATGGTCGTGGTGGTCTCGCAAACGAGATTAGCAATGACTATGGTCGTGGTCTCCTGATGGATGCCATCGGTGGCAACCGCAATGCACTCAGCAATTTGGCTACCCAGTTGAACTGCACCGAAGGTCAGATTCAGAGTGCCATTTCTGCCTTGACCTCTCAGGTTCAGAGTGTAGGTAATCAGGTGGGTATGAGCGGTATGCAGACTATCAATGCCTTGCAGCAGGGTAATATGCAGATTGCTCAACAGATTGCCAACTGCTGCTGCGAGAACCGCATGGCTATCTGCCAGCAGACTGGAACCTTGCAGAATGCCATCAACAATGTAGCTAATGGTCAGGAGCGTGGCTTCGCCAATGTAGCTTACGAGACTCAGAGACAAACTTGTGACTTGCACAACGCTATCAAGGATAGCACTCAGACCATCGTTGACGGACAAAAGCAAGCTGAAATGAGAGAGTTACAGAACAAGATTGATGCTCTTCGTGAAGAGAACAGCACCTTCAAGTCTTCTGCTATGACCTCTCAGATTGTGGGTCAGGCTGTGGCTCCTATCAATCAGGTATTGGCTGGCTTGCAGAACGAGGTGGCTGGTATCAAGTGTAAGTTGCCTGAGACCATTACTACTCCTTATAGCCCATTTACTGCGGTTCCTAACTGCGTGGCTTATCAGGCTGGCTTGTATGGTTTGAATGCTGCTAACAACGGATTCTGGGGTTAAAGAAAGGAGGCTGCTATGTTTTGGTTAAGACCATATACAAGGGTGAATCGTAATGGTTCGGCAGTTATCGCTTCTACGGGCGTGGTTGTGAACACCAACAATGTTGTTTTCTCGTTCAAAAACCACGCCTTCCTGAATGCCAGCTACAGAGGAACGATTTTCGTAAACCTGATGCAGGCTATTCCGACTGGAACGACTGGTACGCTGCCTATCCTTTTCGAGACCAACGGAAGTACTCAGGCTGTGACCAAGTATAATGGCGCACCATTGACGGTTGCAGACGTGCAGGGAACTGGTGTTTATCAGTTCTGGTTTGAGAGAGATACTAACACCCTACAGATAATGTCGGGTATTGTTTAACAAGAATAGATAATAGGAGATTATATTATGTTTCAAGGTTTAAGAACTAATTCTTTATTCTATGTCCTAGACAAGGGCGAGAACCCGAACTTGCGAATCGGTCAGGTGGTTTCAGTAAGCAATCCTCAGACGAAATATCCTACCTTTAACAACGGCTTTACTCCTCAGCCTATGGAGACCGTAGTGGACGTGAAGGTGAAGCTGGGTGATGAGGAGGTGGATTTCAAGCAACTGCCAGCAAACGGACAGATAGCCAACGACAAGAACCTTGTGGTTAGCGACAATAAGGATGCTATGAGTGCAGAGGTGGATGCCATGCTGAGACAATCCAAGGCGATACTGGAGAGCGTAGATTACAACAAGAGGGTAGTGGAATCTTGTGAGGGAATGCTACAGCAACTCAACCCCCAGATAGCCAAGGATAAGGAACAGACCGAGAAAATCAATAAACTGGAAGGTAAGGTTTCAGGTATTGAGGGCAAGATTGACAAGATGATGGGATGGCTCCAGCAGACCATGAGCAAGTAATCTCCTATCTATTCACTTAAAATCATAAGATTATGGTAATGATTGAGATTACAGAAGATAAGTTCGATGATTTGTATGACAACATCGAATCCATGCTTGGTTTGGGTAGCAAGGCTATGTCTTGTCTCAAAAAGATAAAGCAGGAGCGTATGGGTGAGCGTATGCCTGATTATCGTGACGATTGGAGAAGAGAGCGTGAGGAACGTGAAGAGCGTGAGAACAGACGTAGATTCAACAACGTCAACGATGATTGGAACTACCCGAACCGCTATGGTGAAAGAGGTGGTGGCGGCTACAATGGTGGCGGTCGCTAGTGTTTAACTTGGGAGTTTTGGTAGCGACATTTATGTCGTGACCAGACTCCCTTTAATATTCAGCAATATGGGAAAATGCAGAATGCCATTGGATATGTATGACCTCAAACCAGAGGGAATGGTTTCTTATCTCAGATACAATGGCTATCATTTCAGCAAGAAGATGTGCGAGTGGGCGGTGAGCCTGATGTACAAGTATGACCCTTCCTCCAAGCGTGATGTAAGTGTCTCGTTTTGGGATAAGGAGAAGGTGGATTCCCTTCTGCTCGGTCAGGGAATCGAGGTGAAGAATAAGATAGGCTACGACCATGTATATGTGGCGAATATGGCGAGGGCAGACTTCTACAAGTCTTCCATCAAGGATGAGGAGCAGCTAGCCCAGTTTATCAAGGATATGGTGGATGATGCCGACCAGAAGGATGGTTTCATCTTCAACCGATTCTATGCCGACTGCTGCCATAATGGTGTGCCTATCCCTTGGGAAGATGTGCTATGATAAGAAGGGTAATACAACTTCCGAAGTACGATTGGAGCATAGTATGTTTCATAGGTTATCAGCCGCCTGATGCCGATGAGATATGCCATGCTCTTTCGGATATTGGCTGCAATGGAAATCCGTTATCGGAAGCCTACGAACATTTGACTAAGCAGAGTGCAGACAGAGGTCTTACCTATTCCAACCTATCAGAAAGAAGGAGTGTGCTTGCCATTGGAAAATGTAAATCAGATGGCAGCATCATCAACACCATCGGTCATGAGCTTCTTCATGTTGTAGCGCATATCTGTGAGCAGGATGGAATAGATATGTTGGGCGAGGAACCATGCTACATTATGGGGAGTCTTTGTGAGAGGTTCTTTAAGGTGTATTGATAATATTTATGGGGTGCAGGCTTACTGGAAAAGAAAAGGGTGAATCTTTCGACTCACCCTTCTTCTTTATATTATCTACCCTGCTCATTTGAAGTTGGATTTGCTAATTCTGTACCATCCAAGTTTACCCAAGCTGTACCATTCCAAAGAATCAACTTTCCTAAAGTTGTATCTTTGTAAATATAACCTATCTGTACACTTGATGGTCTTTGTTCGGTTGTACCTTGTTTCTTTGCATCAGCAGGATTTCCATCTTTGTCAACCCAAGAAGAACCATTCCACCAAATAGGTCTATTCAAAGTTCTGTCATAATACTGCATTCCCTTATATATTGTCGCTTCAGTTGTATTGAATGTTGGACGTTCTTCCGTTGTACCTGTTTTATTATCCACTGGAACCCATTTGTTTCCATCCCATTCAATAGTGCACTTTTTGTTAGTATCGTAGTAAATATATCCCTTATTCTCTTCCTTTAGGACATCTGTTGGAGCACTTTCAATATTGCCAAGCATTCTTACTTTTGTACCTAAGCCTTCAGACGGAAGATTTGTACCACGCAAAGTAAGAGCTGCACCTTTGTTGATTATCATAGGCAAATTTTGAGAAGTACCTAAGACAAAACCTCCATATCCGTTTTGATTAGCTATTACAAAACCATAGCCTTCATAAATTTTATCAGGCTTGTTTCCGTTTGTCATATAAGAAGAACCTGATTTCGTGATAACTTGATTTACTCCTGCTCCTTCAATAGAGAACATAGAAGTATTCCAAGTATTTTCAAAACCAGCACCAATCAAGTTGTTGGAGAACACACTAGATGTATCTATGCTAGTACTACTGCTTTTCGTAACAACTAATTCACAATCTATATAATTGTTGAATAGTTTAAGAATATACGGATTTCCTATGTCTTGTAGAGAAATACATTGAAATCCTGCAAGATAATTATTAATTAACAGAATCGGTGTTTTTGCTATGGAGGTCAGAAGATTGAACACAGTATTTCCTTTAAAATAATTATTTGTAAAATAAGCACCAAAGGCTACTGGTCCTCTTAGTTCAACAGCTGAATTTGATGACAAATATCTATTATTAAAAGTATTGTCACAAACAATTAATTTGTTACATTTGCCAATATTCATTGCCCCGTTTACACATTCTCCATATCCATGATTTCCAGAAATCAATACAGTACCTAATCTGCTTCCTTCGTAATGGTCGAAATTAATAGCAAAAATAGGTGATGAACTATTAGTATTATAAATAAATGTGTTATTTTTTACTATATGGCTTCCTTTACAATTAATTCTGTAAATAATACTAGAGTCTTCAATTATATTGTTAGAAACAATAGTGTTTTCAATATAACTTTTTAAACTTCCATCATTATTAAGTCCAGCGATACCCATAGTTATTGCATAACTTCCACCAATCAAATGATTATCATGTATATTTACGTTTTTCACAGGAGAAAAATCTGTTGTACTCCAATCATCCGTTATTCCTCTCATCATATACATCTCAATACAACCATCTCGATAACCTTTTATGTAGCAATTTCTAATTTCTATGTTTTCGATTGCTTTGTTACCATTGGAAACCCAAATACCATTTGATTCACCTGGAGCTTGTTCCGCTGTAAGAGTTCTTATAAATTGACAGCCTTCAATTATGACATTTGAGCAATCGAATAACCAAACTGGCTGAATTGAAGATGGATAAGTTCTCTTACAATCTAAGATTTTTAATCCATCTATATTTGATAAAGCAAATACCCCTCGTGGTACGCTCTTATCTTTTCCATCTTCATAGATGTATGTCCAAGCATTGTCACAATCTACTTTAAAGCCTTTAATAGTTATATTTTTATATCCGTCTTTATCAAATAAGTCTGTACCAAATACCTTCGTCCCTTTCAACTTATTCCAATATAATTCACTATTATTACCACTAAGAGTTATATTAGATTCAAGCATTATTGCATCATCAATAAGATACTTACCATAGAATTGGATTGGTCTAGTTATCTTATTGTAGGAACAATATTGGATGGCTTTATTGATAGCCTCTGTTGACAGCTTTATACAATTAGGGTCTGCACCAAAATCGTCAACACAAATCTCTGATTTGTCATTTTTAAATTTCACGTTATAAGATAGACTAGAATCTATGTGAGTAAATAGATTATTAATAATCTTGGTATCATTGAAAGTAATTGTTCCATTTTTCAACATACCTCCCTCAAACTTCAATGTGCATCCCTCTTGCATTTCTATGGCCTCTCCATTAAGGTCAAAGTCATATCTTACCTCATAGATAGTATTAGGCAGATTAATCATATCTTGAGTAAGAATGTTTCGAAGCTCAGTCTTGCTACTATCTTTGACACTACATGATGTACCAGTGCCGACTGCGCTGAATGATGATGGTGTAGAGACTATTCCATCAAATTTTCGGGTAAGGGTGATGGTTGATGCGCTTTTCGATACATCATACTCAGACATTGTATCTTTGAACTTGGTAGCTATTTTCTCTGCTACTTTGTCTGTTGTTGTATCAGTGGATGCTACTACATCAACGTGACTTTCTACACCATTAATGATGAATGCCAGATAACCATCTGACGTAGGGACAGATGATACTATTATTTTTGTTGTGGCAAGAGAGACTGGCTTGATATTCTTACGAAGAATCTTATAGCCCTTGCCGCTGAAATTATGAGGGGAATAGGAACGGTCGGCAAATTTGGTTACAGAACGTCCGTTATCATCGAATGACCTAGTAAGGTCTTCTTCGTCAACGGGAGATAGAGAAGAAACCTCTTGGTTGATTTCCTCCTGCATTTTGCCTAGTCTCTTGTCATATATATTATCTGAATTTGCTAGCCTTTTGTCTTTTCTTGAAGATTCTAGCGTACTACCTAATTTTACCATATTTATTTTGCTTTTATTGTATAAGTATTGTCACCAGCAATAAGTGGGTCTGAATTATAATAATATAATGCACCAATAATCGTTTCGTGGAAATCGGCTTCGATGTTTCCCTGAATGAATTGTAATGGAGTGTCTGAAATAAACCAAACTACATCGTTTTCATCTGTTGTAGTAACCGTTATCGTCTGATTGACCAAAGAAGTATTACTTCCGTTCAGTACAGATAGGTCTAATTCGTTTGCATCTGATAAAGATGATGCACCATACATAGTCTTTGCACCGATTGTAACAAAAGCAGTTGCTTTATATATTTTTCCGTTCAATGTAACTATGATATGGAAAGCGTATGAACCTACTTGTGAACGTGAAACATTGACTGACGTATCAGTTGTCTTAGGCTCAATGACATTACTTCCGTCAATAATCTTAATATTGTCGGGAATAGTATCAATACCATTCTTCCTAATTTGCCATGAGAGTTTAATGGTGTGTTCTGTTCCATCATAAGCTATAACAGAAGGTGAAGATTCCAGATATACATTTGTATCGTCCACATCAGCATCATTCTGATTGTTCAGTTCTATCCAGTACTTCGCATTGTACATACCTCCCATTTCACCCTCTACGATGCCGAGAGGAATATGAGACTTGCCATTTCGTTCCACGATACGGAAAAGGCGGTGCTCAATGCTACAGATGTCGTTTCCGTTGTATTTGCCACGAATGGTAATGCCATATAGTCCTTCCTCTAGAAATGGTGGAAACTTGACACAAATGTCACTCGGTTCTACTTCACTATTATTTGTTCCGCTCTGAACAAAAGGCATTTTTGCTACACACTCTCCAAAGGCATCAGTAAGATGTACTTCTAGATTACTGATGGCAGCCACGTCAACATCTTCCAACATCTGCTTATTCTTGCTGATGTAGGCTTTCTGAAGCTTGATGAAAAGGTCGAAGCTGTTGCCTTTAACAATCTTATAAATATCCATATACGTATACATTATTAATAATAGACAAAGATAGGCAGAATTTTCTCCACCTATCTTTTATCCGTTTATTTAGGGCAGAAAAATTTTAGATTAATCCCTTCCATCTGAGAAATTTGCGCTTGCGGCTGCGCTTTCCCTTCTCACTCTTGCAGTTGGTATGGTAGACACAATCCTTGAAGAGGTCTCTGACCTTTATGTCGTTGTCTACCAGTTTGGTTTTCTTGAATGCCTCGAAGAGTGAGCGATTCATAATCATGAGGTTGCCCTTCTGCGTAGGAAGAACGTAGAAGATTTCACCATTGTTCTTCTTGGATGCGTAGTCTGCCTTAGCCGTAGCTTGGCGGTACATGATTTCGCACTTGATGCGCTTGAAAATCTTTGTTACTTTCATAATCGTAATTATTAATTGTTTGAAACTATATGATGGTTGCTGCCGAAACAGAAACCTTTCTTCTCATTACTCTTGCCTGAATCTGTATCATCTTAGGCATTTCCATTTCGTTGAAACAGATGTGGAGTCCGATGGCTCTGGTCATGAGCAAATCATCGTGCTTTCCGTCTGCTGCCTCGTATACGGTTCCGTTCTTCTCGTATGTGAGATATTCATCTAAGCATCTATCGTCTCGCTCTACATAGAGTTGTTCACGGATAACCTGAACCAATACTGAGATAACCATCGGCTTGGTTGCTACATTGGTATGGAATCCGTACTTCACTGGAACCTTATTCTTGATGTCTGATTCACTCTGCTTGCGTGCATAGAGATTATCGTATACGTCCTTGATTTGATTCAGAATGAACTCAGACTGGTCACCACCTTCTAAGATGTGCTCCTTGTCTTTCGTCTCCAAGGTGTTGGATTCAATCACCAACAGAGCATCGTTGTAGTATTTGGCTATCTGAGCCGCCTTCCATGCCAGCAAGTCCATATCAATATGCCCATACCATTGGGCTACCACATACGGCTTGCCACCTTCCATCATCCAATAGCGGTCGAAGACACAGATAACAGACCAGTCGGCATTCTTGCTACGTCCACCAATATCCACTACGACCAGATAGCGGTTTATCACCTTGCAATCATCAAAGGTCTCAGGCTTGCTCCATATCCACAACTGCCCCTGCTTGTCTTCACAGAATCGGACATTCTGCATACACTTCTTACCTTTGTAGCCATCACCATAAACATCACCGATGAACTTAGGTGCTCGGCATCCTTTGCGGAATTTGTCAACTTTGTCTTCGGCAAAGACCTTGGCTCCTGAATGCTTGAATGCCTCAATATCATCGGTAGGGTAGCCAGCAGCCATATCGGCATGGTCGGTGAACTTTTTGCGCTCGGCAATATACCAGTTGATGGCTTCGAGTGGAGCACCCAGTGTCCATAACTTCCAAAGATAGGTACATGGCTCCTCTCGGTCGGACATCGTATTTGTATTGTTGCGGTTCTCATATAGCCATTTGGCAAACTCTACCTTCTGTTTCTTGCTTTCAAATTCAAGATGATACATATCGTATATCTCGAACCAAGGAACGAAGAACGGCTCAAACTGAGATTGTCCCTTTTTGGCGGCAAGCCATTCCTTGTGGAAGAAGTTGCCAGTACCATTGGCGGTGGATTCGTAGGCAATCATCGTGTATGGTCGGTACAAGATACCATTGGTAGCATTCTGTACTACCTCCTCAGGAGATTTACCATCCGTCTTTTTCCACAATCCAACCTCGGAAAGGTGAACCAAGTTGTAGTCTTCACCATTGGCTGATAGTGGTCGTTCCATGGAACCCACCTTAATCTTGCAGAATCGCTGAGGAACCTTCTTTACGTTGCCTGATGTTCCCACTCCAACAAACTTCGGTTCGTTCTCAGAGAACGCTTCTCCCATTTCGTAGAGAAACTTGGTCGGGAAGTTTTTCAGAGCTTCCTCGAACATTCCTCGGATGGTCTCTGCTGTGTCCTTGACCTGAGCCACGATGAGCGAGTTGAGACCCTTCTGCCACATGAGTTGCAGCCAGAGGAAGTACATCTGAATAACCGTAGAACCTCCCCATTGTCGGGCTTTCAGCAGGATGAGACGGATAGGGCGATTTTTCTTTCTTCGCTCCTCCAGCCACCTGAGCAGTCTTCGCTGCGGTCTTCTGAGTACAAAACGGAAGGGGAGACCTCCACCTTTCGGCTTGATATAGATGAATGTGGCAAAGAAGAAGAAAGGGTCGTGTTTCATTCTGATGCGAGTGAACTGCTCAACCAGTTGCTCAATCTCTTCTTCTAGGTCGTATGGTTCGTCTATATCCTTGTGCAGTTCCTCGATTACTGCCTTGCAACTACCAAACTCGATGAGCATCTTGACGAGCGGAATCTTTTTCATGGAAACTGGAAGCTGCTGTCTCTGAATCGGGAAATCAGGAAGGAAGAGCAGGAATCGCTTATCTCCACAACCTTCACCCTTGATAGGATTGAATGGTGTGTTGATTTCCTTGATGCGTTTCTCGTTCTCCTTCAGGATGCCCAATACGTGTTTATCGAGTGCATCAGTCAGTTTGGCGGTTACTTGTCTTGGCATAGCGGTGCATTTAAATATCCCCACAACAGACCAAGTACATAGCAATAGATGTGGACTCCAACTGCCATGCAAGGGAAGAAGATTCCGACACAGATATATAGGAGAATGGTGAGATTGTATCTTACCTTATTCTCCACGTATGGGGCGATAAAGCCCATGTAAGCATAGATAAAGCCGCTTAGACCGATGATTGGTAGGGATGAGGTGAAGGGATAGCTGATGGCTATAAGATAGAATGCCACCAAGTGACCGATGCCACAAGGGATGGCTCGGTAGCATTGATGGAAAACATAAAGGTTGATGGCAGCATGAAAGATGTTCTGATGAAAGAAAGGGTAGCTTAGTCGGTTCTGAATAGAACAATCGTCAAAGAGACCCATGCCATCATATCCAAGAAAAGTGATACACATTATTATAATGTACCCAGCATAAAGCGCAATCTTCTCTTTCGTATCTCGTAGCATCTTTGCTTCTCCTCCTTTCTCACCCTGCTAAGAATTACGTGTATGCTTTGAGGAGTCAAATAGAAACTGGGTGCTTTTTCAGCACATACACGTTTGATAATATCCATATTACTGAGATATGGCTCATTATTCTTATGAATCTGGAATCGTCTGAAAATCTCCTGATACATTTCCTTTCGGGTAGGTATCATATTATCAAGAGGTTTTCCTTTCAGTAAGTCTAATATGACTATATAAGCACGGTCTTCTGAAACCCAAAATCTTCTGCTCGGAGATTGGGATAGCTTTTCCTCAATCTCTGAGAGTCTGATATTGTCTCTTACATTAATAATTTCTTTGTAAGCCCTCAATAAATCAGCATCACGTTCCTCTATAAAATAGCATCGTGAATCCTTATATTTCATATCTGACCCTGCAAATATACAAAAAAGTATTGAATTAGTCGCATCCGATTAGACTAAATTAACGGATAAAAGATGAAAATCGGAAAAAAGCATTAATTTTGGGCATTGATTTATAAATATACACATATATATATGGACGATAATACAAATATTGAGCAGAATGCTGGTGCTGCAAAACAGCAAGACACCAAGACCAAGAGAGACTTGGCTTTGGAGCGTTTGAAGACCCGCCATCCTGATACGGAGTATGCGGATGATGAAGCTATGTATGGAGCCATCAATGATGATTATGATGCCGACCAGAAGGCTTTGCAGGGTTATAAGGATAATGAAAAGGCGATGGGCGATTGGCTGGGTAGTGACCCTGAGGCGGCTACCTTCCTGCAAGCGATGAAGGCTGGCAAGAGTCCTTACGCTGAGTTGATTCGTACCCATGGTGAGGATGCCATTGACTACTATTCTGACCCTGACAATGCGGATGAGATTGCATCGGCTCAGTCGGAGTTCTTGAAGAATGCTGCCAACGGCAAGAAATTGCAGGAGGAGTATGACAAGAATATGCCTTCCAGCTATGAGGTATTCGACAAGTTGGAAGAGAAGTATGGCGAGGAAGCTGTGAATGATGCAATTGACCAGTGCTTTCAGACTATGCGCAATGTGGTGACTGGCAAGTTTACAGAGGAAATGATTACTGCTTTCATCAAGGCTAAGAACCATGATACTGATGTGGCTGATGCTGCCCATGAAGGTGAGGTTCGTGGCAAGAACAGCAAGCACGTCAAGAACCTTGAACTGAGAAAGAAGGGTGATGGTACTGCCGACCTTGATTCTGCCAATGCGGAGACCAAGCCTACGGATAATCAGCCTGACCTTGGTGCTGTTGGTAGAATATCACGTAGGGGTAATATCTGGCAGCGTGGCAACGAGAAGAGAACACACATTCGATAATGAGAAAAGGTAAAAAGATAATATATAATGTTTAATTAATTTAGGATAACAATGAAGAAAAGTACATTTAATCGGCTGCTTTCCGTCTTCCTGATGGTTATGGCAGTTATTTTTGGAGTGAATGGTCAGGTTATCATGGCTGAGGCGGCTCTGCCTGATGGCGGTACTACCGAGAGTGGTCATGCTGCGGAAGCTGGTGGTGCTACTGATGCCAATGATGCTGGCAATGGTGGTGCGGCTCGTCAGGATGATGGTATCGCTACTGAGGGAAAAGGTCGTGAGCACTTTAACGAGAATGGTACGGAGTTCTATGAGAACGACATCAACGACAAGATTACCAAGATTCGTCCGATGGCTACTCCAGTTGACCAGATTTCACGCTATGCGACAACCAAGCCTGCTAGTTCGTTTGTAGTTGAGTATTGGAGTATCGGTACACGTCCTATCAAGACAACCGTCAAGGAGGATACCACGAAGAGTACTGGTACATCTATGGTATTGAAGGTAGAAGACCCTGAAATGTTTACGTTGGATGATACCATCCGAGTGGTGGGTGTGAAGGCTATTACCAACTATATGGGTGTTGCCTATTCAACAATTACAGATGCTCCTACTCCTGATTTGGAACTTTGTGTTTGCGGTAAAGATACAGAGGGTTATCCTATTGTGTATGCTGTAAATGGTGACTTGGTCAGCAAGCAGGCTATCGGCATTCCTATTTTGAATAAGGGTCAGGTACTTATCCGTATGGCTAAGAGTTGCGGTGAGTTGGATGTACAGACAGGTCGTTTCAACAACCTTCCTGCTTCTGAGATTCAGTACTGCCAGAACTTCATGATTCAGGTAGAGGAGAGTACCTTTAATAAGATTGCAGATAAGCGAGTAGACTGGGATTTCTCTGACATCGAGGAGGATAGTATCTATGATATGCGTCTTGCGATGGAAGGTACTTATCTCTTCGGTGATATGGCTTGTATCAAGCATACTACCAAGAACAACTCTGCCCAGTGGTTTACCAAGGGTATTTGGTGGATGGCTGGTAAGGATATTGAGGTAGGTCATGTTGCTACTGCTGACGATATTAAGAAGGGCTACGGCAAGAATGAACGAGTGATTACTGATTTGGAGTTGGTTGACATTTCAAAAGACTTGTTTGTTGGTACTGGTATCGGCAACAAGCGCAAGGTGATTATCGCTGGTTCAGATTTCGTGAGCGCATTCAGTAAGATTGATTCTGACAAGTTCCGCTTGAAGGACACCGTTGAGGTTTGGGACTTGAAGTTCAAGAGTTGGGAGACTGACTTCGGTGAGGTGTTGATGATTCACTCTGAGTTGTTTGACATCTTCGGCATGAGCGACTGCGGCTTTGCCCTTGACCCTGAGTTCTTGGTTAAGCGAGTACACTTGTCTTGGACTCGAAACGTGCTCGACTTGAAGAAGGCTGGCATCCGTAACACCGATGCAGTAGTTATTCAGGAGGTAGCTTGTCTGTACTTGAAGTACCCTAAGGCACACGCTCGTATGCGCCTTGCTGAGGTTCCTGCAACAGATAGCCTTTCTGATACAGAGGGAACCAAGGCTGCTGCCTAAAAGCAAGTAGAATTGCAATTTATTCATCAAATAGTGAGGGGTGTGGGCACTAGCCCCATCCCTTTTTTAGTAACACATATATATAATAAGGTATAATCATGTTTAATAAATATCAAGCAGGTACTGATTTGGCATTCAGCGTTATGGTAGGTGATGAGCGAATGCGTATTGTTTTTGAGGGTAAGACCATGGGAAGTAGTGTCTATATGACAAGAGACCCGAAGGTACAGAAGGCTATCGAGTCTCATTATTGGTTCAACGACAAGTTCTTCTTGGTGGAGAGTATTGACGAGAAGAAGGAAGCTGCGGAAGCCAAGAAGAAGGCTGCTGCCAAGGCAAAGAAGAAAGTGGCTGACGAGAAGAAGACCCACGTAGTGACAGACGTTGAGGATGCCAAGGACTATCTGGCTGAGACCTATGGTGTGAGCCGTTCCAAGATGAAGACCAAGGAAGACATCTTGGCGATTGCTAAAGAAAATGGTGTTGAACTAGAAGGTTTAGAGTAATGGTAGAATATGCTGTATCTGATTTAGTGAAAGAGGTGAAGGTGCTCTTGGATAGAAACCAAGAGTCTGCTGGTTTGCTGGCTCCTAGCGATTCTGATACACTCTCGCAAGCAGAACTTATTGAGAGTAAAATCGTAGATGCAGCAAGAATCATTCTTTCGGATTCTCCTGAATATATGGTGGAAGGTACTTCGTGTACGAATGATGTAACGTGGACGGATGATAGCAACGGCTATTACGTGGGTAAGATGGTTTTGCCTACCGATATGTTGAGAATCCTTTCTGTGAAGGCAGGAGACTGGAACCGTCCTGCTACAATCATTTCAGAGAGCGATGATGCCTACAAGTATCAGAACTGCAAATATGGAGTTAGGGGAAATCCTGAGCGACCGATTGCGGCTATCGTGCATACGGCTAACGGCAAGAGTATCGAACTATATACTAGTAAAAAGCAGGATGCTACATTGGCATTCATCTACGTTCAGGTTCCATCTATCACTACCGAACAGAAAATCAGTCTGCCTTCCGTCCTGAAAGATTCCATCTTATACATGGCTGGCTATCTCACTTGTATCAGCCTTGGCGATACCGATACTGCAAGCGGATTCCTTGGAGTGGCTAGAAAGTTGGCACATATTGTTGAACCTACAACATCATAAATTATGGCAAAGAAGAAAGAAGAAACCAAACTGCTATCGTTGAGTAGGGTGCTTGACAAGGAAGAACTGGATAGCGTGAAGGCATCCAAGAACCGATTTGACAAGCCATACGAGCGTGCCTTCTCAATCTTGCTGGAGGCTCAACGATACTATAACAATATGGATAACTTCCGAAAGAGAAGATTACGAAACAAGCGATACTGCTATGGAGACCAGTGGGGAGATACCATTGAGTTCAAAAGCAAGTGTGGCTTTAAAAAGCGTATCAAGGAGGAAGACTATATCCGTGAGCAGGGTAGCGAACCATTGAAGAACAACCTTATCCGTAGGTTGGTGAAGAATGTGCTGGGTGTATATCGCTCCCAGAGCAAGGAACCTACCTGCAATGCCAGAGATAAGGATGAGAAACGATATGGTGAGACCATGAGCGTGGTGCTGCAATGTAACCGACAACTGAACCGAGAGACGGAACTGGATGCCCGAACCATGGAAGAGTTCCTGATAAGCGGTGCTGCTATCTATAAGAAAAAGTATGGATGGCGAAGAGGCAGGTTGGATTGCTGGACTGACTACGTGAATCCGAACAATTTCTTCATAGACAACAATATGAGGGATTTCCGTGGTTGGGACGTGAGTTGTTTGGGTGAGGTGCATGACATTACCATCGGCAACGTGCTGAGAGAGTTTGCCAAGTCTCCTGCTGAGGCTCGTAAGTTGAAGGAGATATACCGGTTGGCGGCTAACCGAGATTTCGTGATTGCAGACTGCACCCAGCGATTCGGTGAGTTCGACCCTAAGACTATCGACTTTATGAATCCTTCCAACCCTTCACTCTGCCGAGTGATTGAGGTTTGGCGCAAGGAGAGTAAACCGAGATACCGATGCCACGACTACAACAATGGCGATGATTTCAAGATTGATATTGAGGATAAGGCTGATATTGTAGATGCAGAGAACAGAGACAGAATCAGGCGAGGTATGGCTGCTGGCATGCTGGAAGAGGATATTCCTCTGATTGATGCCGAGTGGTTTATGGATGATTACTGGCATTTCTACTACCTTTCTCCTTTTGGTGATATTCTAAGAGAAGGCGAGACCCCTTATGCTCATGGTGAGCATCCGTACTGCTTTAAGTTCTATCCGTTCATTGATGGTGAGATACACAGCTTCGTGGAAGATGTGATAGACCAGCAGAGATACGTGAACCGACTTATCACGATGTATGACTTCATCATGAGGGCGAGTGCCAAGGGTGTGCTGCTCTGTCCTGAGGATTGTCTGCCTGATAATATGAGTTGGGATGATTTCTGCGATGAGTGGAGTAGGTTCAATGGTGTCGTTAGATACAAGCCAAACAAGAGTGGTCAGGTTCCTCAGCAAGTGGCGAACAACTCTACGAATATCGGTATCGGTGATTTGCTCAGCTATCAGTTGAAGTTCTTCGAGGATATATCGGGAGTGAATGGTGCGCTGCAAGGTAAACCAGGAGTATCAGGTACGAGCGGTTCGCTCTATGCCCAGCAGACACAGAATGCTACCATGTCGCTGCTTGATATTTTGGAGGCTTTCAGCCAGTTTATCATTGATGGAGCATATAAGACCGTGAAGAATATGCAGCAGTACTATGATGTGGCTCGCAACTTCAATATCGTTGGTAGGGCAGGACAGATTGTGCGCTATGACCCTAAGAAGATACGAGACGTGGAGTTTGACATCAACATCACGGAAAGTACGGCTACTCCTGTATACAGACAGATGGCAAATGAGTTCCTTATGACCTTGTGGCAGAATCAGGCTATCACGCTGGAGCAGTTGCTGCAAGTAGGAGATTTCCCATTTGGAGAGGAGTTGCTGCAATCGGTTGCATCTAACCAGCAAGCCATTCAGAATGGTGAGACTCCACAAGGATTCTCTCCTCAGCTTCAAGCACAAATTGCTCAGGCATCACAGAGCAATCCGAAGGCTCAGGCGATGTTGCAGCAGATGATGAGCGGTCAGGGGGTGAGTCCTGACGGACAGAACCCACCGCTTGCTGCTTAGTTTATAGTTAATAATTTATAGTTTATAGTTATGATTGCAGACAAACCAAGTGACAAGGAATGGTATGGCAATGGGAAACATGATGCTAGCCAAGGTGGCAACCCGAATGGTGGTGTTGCTTCAGAGACCCAAGGTAGGGAAGACAAACCCGAACTTTACGAAAATGACGTTATCGGAAAGGTGGCGAAACGCAATAAAAACGACATCTGGACGAGGGGTGGAGAAAAGAGAACTAAATTTAAGGACGAATAAAGAAAGGAGGTGTTTTTATCGTAATTGTATTTGTCTGATATTCAGATAGCTACAGAAATATCTGCGAGTTTATGGTGCTGCGTTTAAGATATTCGTATCTTTGCAACATCATAAACTTTTAATTTGTATAGGTATGAATTTCGTAGATTTCGTAGAAAAGTATCAGCAGGAAATGGCTCCTGAACAGATGTTGGCTATAGCTAAGGCAGTCGGCAAGTATCTCTCATGCAAGTTGAGCGATGTGGAGGAGCATCATCTTTGTGCGATGGTGTATGGTGTGTTGAGCGAAGAGCATTTTGACAAACACTTTGCCGATGATGCTATCAGCAAGATGTGGTATGAGGATGCTGACGGAACCAAGCATACGGCTCCTTTCTTCTCGGATGATGAGATAAGAGAAGCCTTTGACAAGCATCAGGATGATATTTCTGACTATACCATCCATGATTTGGCTGTTACTATGAACCTGATGAGAAGTGACCATCATGTGATGCTGGAGCGATATAGCAAAGATGCTGATGAGTTGAAGGAAATGGTGGTTTTGATGGCTATCGAGTATCTGCAAGACCCTGACTGCTTGCATCCTACCAGCAAAATATGGCACACAATAAACGGATAAAGTAACTAATTGGGAATCATTTCTTATCTTTGCATATTATTAATAATATATAAATATAAGATATGACTCCAAATGTACGTGAAGGATTGCAATATGGTGCAGCTATAGGAATGCTAGTGAGTGGTGTTGTACTCACCTTCCTATCATTCTTTCTCAACAATTATGTGGTGTCTGATGGTGTGCTGTGGTATGTCAGTCAGACATTGGTTTACTCTGGAGCAATATTCGGGGTAAATGTTTATTTCAAGACAAAACTAGGCAACTTTGAGAGCAAGGTGAAGGATGAACTCGCAAGTATGCTGAAACAAGTGAAGGAGGGCAAGTAATATGAAGGTAACAAGAGAACAGATTTTGGCTATTATGCCGAATGCCAAGGATAAGGTGGATGCGTTTCTTCCTTATATCAATGGCTATGCTGAGGTGTTCCATATTGATACTCCTAAGCGAATGGCTCATTTCTTGGCTCAAATTGCACATGAAAGTGGTGAACTGAGATACACCAAGGAACTCGGCAACAAGGACTACTTCCATAGGTATGATGTGGGCAAGTTGAAGAATATGCTCGGCAACCTTAAAGATGGTGATGGCTACAAGTATCGGGGTAGGGGATTGATTCAGATTACTGGCAGAGCCAACTATCAGGCTTATCAGAACAGCAAGTATTGCACTGGTGACATCATGGAGAATCCTCAGTTGCTGGAGTTTCCGCTAGGAGCAACGAAGAGTGCTATGTGGTGGTGGTGGAAACATGACCTGAACAAACTGGCTGATAGTGATAGTTTCGTGGCTATTACCAAGACAATCAATGGTGGAACCAACGGCTTGAAATCAAGACGAAAGTTTCTTACAAGAGCAAAGAAGGTCTTTAATGTTTAGCCTATGAAAGTAAAATGGTACGATACTGATTTTTGGCAAGTAGCACTCTACGTGATTGGCATCTTGCTGGTGGCTTTTCTTCTGTCGGGATGCAAGGCAAAATACGTCCCGATGGAAAAAGTTATATGTCGGGACGTAGTAAAACACGATACGCTGCATACTTCTGACAGCGTTTTTGTGCGTGATTCAATCTTCCTCAGACAGAAGGGAGATACTTGCTTTCTTGACCGATGGCATGAGAAGAGCATTTATAAAAATGTGTATAAGGTGAAGGTGGATTCCTTCCTGAAAAGAGACTCCATCCCAGTTCTCTACCCAGTAGAAAAACAACTCTCCAAGTGGGAGCAGTTTCAGTTGAAGTATGCAGTATGGTCTTTTGGAGCACTCTGCATGCTGCTAATCGTATTAGGTTATAAACTCTATAAAAAGATAAAGAATGGCAAATTTCACATTGACAATCACGAAAAGTGACATCTATGAGGAGGTGGCAAAAACTACTGCCTACATAGGAGGAAAGAACTTGGATAAAAACGGAAAAAGTCTGTATGACCAAGTGTTTGTGACGGAAGCTGATAGAGAAATGCTGGAAGGCTTTTGGGAAGATTCCATTGATGATGTTTCCGTAGCCTTGGAGAGTATTCTTGGATGGCAGAAGTGTGACTCAGGCAGCAACGAGGTCTTTGGTCTGAGAGTAAGCAGCCTTTTTAATGAGAGTTTATTTAAGACCTTAGAATCAACGGTTTTTAGTTATGTAGTCAACAAAATAGTAGCAGAATGGTGCTCAGTAGTCTATAAGGATAAGGTGGAAGATTATCTCTCCAAGGCAAACGTTTTGCTGCTAAAGATTGACGCAATCATTTATACACGTAAAAGACCAACAAGATAGGAGGATAGGATATGAGGTATTGTAATAAAGGATATAAAGTGATGATAGAGTTGGAAAAGAATGAGTTGGTATATGACATCAAGAATACTGCTTTTTCTTTTGCTGATTCTTATTCCAAGCAGAAAGGTATAGATGCAAAACAATTAAAGAATGTGTTTGACGTATCAGAGGAAGGAAACCGAGATAAGTTAGCAAGGATTCTAGACTCAGCAGTAGAGGATTGCAGAGAAATGCTTTTCCGTTTCACCAAGGTGGAAATGCTTGGTGGCGGCTTTGATTCCAACGAATGGGAAGAGTGCATAGGCTCGCCTACCAACGAGGAGGATGCCTATTACTTGGCGATGAGGATGTCGCAAGGTTTCTCGAAAACAAGTGTACATACCATGACCGTCTACTTGCATGACTACATCGTGAACCAATGCCTTTATGAGTGGTTGATGATTGTATATCCTGATGGTGCTGATAGGTTCTGGGCACTGGCTGAGGATAAGAAACAGAAGATTAAGGATGCCAGCAACCGCTCGGCTGTTAGAGCAAGAATCGCTTTGCATCCATTTTAAAAGATTAGTCGTTTAAGGCTAAGATAAAGCAAGGGAAGCTATCCATCACGGACTGCTTCCCTTTATTTTTTATATAGCAAAAAAATATTTATCTAAGTTTATGTTCCACTAGACGTGGACTCCTGCTTGGTAGTTACCGAACCAGTAACAGCAGCATTAATATTGATACTCTCAGGCAAGGTCTTGACATTTACGTCTGTAGCAGCCAGCTTTAATCCGTTCTTCTGCTGGTCGGCATACTGATTCTTATCCTGAGCGATAAAGTTGTTGATAGCTGTAGCTATGTTGTAGAGCAGTTTATCGGTGTCGCTGCTGAGAGAATCAGAATCAACTGATGCGTACTTGTTGTTCTCAACGGTTGCCGATGTTGTCTCCTTCTCACGATACAGAACAGCCTGATTGATGAACTCCTGAGCAAACAAGAATGACTTGCTTACAAGTTGCTTAATCTTGGTGTTGTCTATATTGAGCGGATT